GCCTTGGAGAGCTTGTTCAACTGCTCTTTGCCAAGATTCTGCCTTATGCAGTTCACANTCATGCTGAGTGTAAGGNTCCGACTTCGTAACTTTACGCTGCTCAGCAAATTCGTCCCATCCCTCCTTGATCCATGTAACCCTACCCGACGCATCAAATCCAAATCCCGGCATGAGAACCGTTATCGAACAACGACAATGCGGATGAAGTCCATGAATTGAAGGAACAGGATCGCCTTTCTTGTGGTAGTCGTGTGACAACTCTGACATCTTCCAAACACGAGGAGTGATCTTGTCTTCGAGAAGATGCAATCGAGTGCATTCATTGCACCGAATATTATCCCGAACTACTACAAAAAAGACGGTTGGATCATCGATTCCTTGGGAAGCAGCAACACGCTCAATGCCTTCTGCAAACCCGATGTTACGAGCAGTCGTTGCNTCTGAGTCGATGATCCTCTGTACCTCATACCCTACTTTAGCCCATGTTTCGGACAAAGCACCTTCCAAAGCTACGATTAATTGCTTGTAGTCCTTGTACGGTCCTTTTTTATTCATGAACGCAGCAAGCTTCGCTTTGACACTTGCTTTGGCTCGCTCCCTGGTTGCATCNATGTAGTTCTCAGCGGTTTCCATGATGCTAAAGTAGGTTTCCAAATTTGGAATACCACCTTCATCAGCAACCGCTGCTTCGTAGATTCCAGGAAGCGAAAGCTGCTTCAAATATTCCTTGCTGAAATCCAAAGAAATGAACAAGGACTTGTCAACGGACTGAGGACCAAGATAGCGTAACTTAAGGCGATCGAATAGCTCGTCTACTTTTTTGTCAACTTCGTCACTGACGGCTTTCGGTAGCTTTGCCATTGCTGTGCCTCTAGTCCTTCTTGTGCTTGATTGCTAGATTGGTTAGCTCNGCAAGCATCTGCTGAGATTCTTTCTGAAACTTCTCCATCATGCGCTTGACAGTAAGCGTATGTTGCGCAATCAGCTTCTTCTTATTGATTGGCATGTTTTTCTCACTCTTAGCAAGCATCGTCAGAAGCTGATCAACCCCAGATACGATGTCGTCCTCTTCTTCGGAGGTTTCCTCTTCAGGCGGCGGAAGCTCTTCCTCAGGCGGTGGTTCTTCCTCGGGCGGTGGTTTTTCCACGCCTGCTTGAGCTTGCATACCAGCAGCTTGTTGTTGCATGGCTTCTTGCTGCATCATCATTTGTTGCTGAGCCATTTGGAACTGTTGCATCTGCATCTGGAACTGCTGCATCTGCATCTGGTATTGCAACCACTGGAAAAACATCGGGTTCTGGTAGAACTGCTTATTCGGATCTTTGGAAGCGTCTTTCTTACCAAAAAAGTATTCCTGAATTTCTCCAAAAGTAAGATACTTCTCAATGATTGCCTGATACTGAGGGTTCAGNGGGAAACGCCCACCATACTCCTTCGGAATTGGCTCCTTNTCAACCCGCTCCAAAATCTCGGAATAGGTCATATGGACCATTGCATCTTGCTGGAGTCGGGTCGTCTCTTTTTCNGGAGAATCAGCATCCAAGCCCGCAAGCTGAAGAACGCANAGTCTCGCTACTTCTGGATCGATCAGCGGCAGAATGCGATCATTTAGGAAGTCCTGGAACTTGCTGAGCAAAGGACGAATACCTACGTCACGAGCCGCTTGAAGCTTGTATTCGTTGTTACTTTCAGAGAGTGCCTGGTTATTTGTACCACGAGAAAGATGAGCATATCCAGGAAGCTCTTCAGGCGACATTTGGAAGGCAGACAGAATGACGCGAGCGTTGGTGTCCGAGAGATACTGGAACTCCATATCCCGCTGCGCTGTATCAATTGCCTGCCATACAACGTCGTCTTCTTGGCTGACGCCAAACACCGGCATTCGCCATGCATTGCTAACGCTGTTAATCGACGCATTGAATTGCTGGCGAATGTCATTGATCACAGACGGATCAATGTCATTGCTCTTAATCACCAACATACCACGGGTAGCTCTTCCGCTTTGGAAATAGAGCTTGTTGTGGGTTGTGATGTTGATGTGCGTTGTAATGTCTGCAATTACGGTGTCAATCGGAGTAAGCGGATACCCGTTCAGGTCTACGTCCGTTACCGGATATAGGTTGGTAACGATCATTTCATCTGCCGTGAACGCCTGAACCGGCTGTCCATCGATCACCTGAACGTAGGCATACTCATCCTCCATGAACTTCTCAGGGATGATTTTGCTGCCCTCATCTCCAGCGATTTGCTTTAGAAGACGATAAGCTTCCTCTCGGACACGCTGAACAGCACTCTTTTGCTTGACCGCCCGATAAATCGTTGCAGCGTCTACGGGACGGAAGGAGTGGAACTTCTTCTCCCCTGTCTGCACATCGACAGTCCAGATGATTTCAGTTGCAAACCTACCAACGATCACACCATCACGAGTGACCATTTCCAAGTAGGTTGAGAAGTTCATCTGCTCATCAGATGTATAGCCTTCAGACAGACCACAAGCTTCTAGCCGACGCGCTGCACGATTGATCTTCTCTTGCAGAGCTTCCTTNTGCTCGTCAGTGGCTTTCTCCATCACCCCTGCACGAGGAACGATGCGAAAACCAGTGGAGAATCGATCTTCTTGAATGTGACCGAATGCCGAAACGTGAGAAGAACGAGCTTTGACAATGGCTGCAACTAGAGAGTCCTGAATTGCAATACGCTTGAGAAGCTTGTCAGGAATAAGGGTAAGCTTCGGCTCATACACCGAAGCCCACGAGCTATATTGAAGCGGGTTTTTCTCAAACGCAAGACGAGTGATGGAATCGTTTGAGTCGCCATCGAGGATGTTGATAATACTTTTCTCCAATGGCGACATTTCTCGATTCGCAACCTTCTCTAGCTTTGCCAACGCTTCAGATGACGTGCTATTCGGATCCAGCAACACAAATTTTACTTTGGGAGTCTTTTCCTTATCCGACATGGAATTACTCTACAGTCAGAAGGTTGACTTGCATAGGGTTGAGAACTGAGCGGTTCTTGATGGACAAAGCCCACATCGAACCAAAAGATTCGTACCAGCCAACAGACTGAATATCTCCTGCTTCGATGGGCTCCACTCTCAGGCACTCGGTCGATGCACCGTTAACGAAAAGGCTTGCGGGCTGATCTACCTCTACTCGGACGAACCTCTTGGCAGCGGTATAAACGATCAAATCGCCAGGTCCTACTTTGGCCCTCTCTTCAGGAAGCACTTGCTCTGCTTCAAATTCAACCCATCGTGAAGTCACTTCCGTAACTTTATAGGTGCCATATGAAACCGATGCGAAGCCACCCTGAATCTCGATTTTATCACCTACCTGAACCCCTGCTGTACCAAACACCAAAAGATGATTGGCTTTAAGAGTAACTGCTTGATTAACTGCTTGGAACGGTTGCCCAACAGGACGACGACAGGTTGCGACGCCTCCATTTACTCGAAGAATTTGCCAATACCCGCTATTCAGCGGGGAAATCTGCGTATCAGGATCGCCCGTCTTAATGGAAGGGATAAACATGCAGTCCCCTACCTGAATGTCAGGTAGTGGCTCATTGAAATCGAACAGCGCTGTCTCACCATTAATGGTAATTTGAAGAGTCTTCCCTTCAAGAATAGCTGGATCAAACCGCTCTTGACGAAACTCAGGAGAGGTTCCATCTACCCATGTAAGACGATAAACCCCTTCCTTTGACTTGTTTCTGGTAAGTTCTAGCTCAGTTGTGTTGTCCAACGCAAGAGAACGAATCCCGTTGAATAGTTGGACCGTCTCTCCCGGAGGAATCGANAATTGGCGCGCAGACGGCCGACTAACTGGGAGTCCTTTGCACTCTGTTCGCCAATCAAAATGCTTCTTAGCGGGGTTTGTGGTAGCATTCACATCAGTATATGCTAGTGCTACACTATGCAACTCGAAATAGGTAGACATCTCTTCTCCTTAAACAAAGGATTNCTTAGTTCTAAGATTACCGCTCACACACTGAATACAAACGACCCCTTCTTGACAGTCTTGAAAGACATTTCATCCACCAATTCACCACCCGTGAGTTCCTGAATCTTCTTCGTCATCCAGTTTTCATAAGTGTATGCTTGGTTTTGGTTGACGACTGGCTCAGGATCTTCAAGTCTCAGAATCGGTTTCTTACTCTTATTATTGAAGAGGTTTTGACACAAATAACGAAGAGCGTCTACTGCGTCGTCGTCACCATCCTGTGGCTTGTCCGTTACTCGCTGCGTAACTTCATCAACGATGAAATGGTAACGAGAAAGCTGCTGAAACAGGAACTCACAACCATCATCACCCTGCAAGAAATAGATGTCTGGTTCGCCGTTCGTTGTGCCGCTAATTTTCCAGCGAACCGCTTCAATACCTGCTGCGACATCTTTCTTGAAGTTGTCGTACATCTTGTACCCCTTCGATCGGAAGGTTTTGATGTCAGCAGGATATGCAGGATCTGGATAAATAGTCGGATTCAGATGTTTAATNCGTGCATCGCAAAGCTCAATACGCTCGTGGAGTTCAAGTCCAGGAACGGAAATTACATCGAAAATCCAGAGTTTGTTGCCATCTAGAGCACCGGTAACAACTGCGAAATCATCTACGAATCCGTGGTCCATACCTGCCACGAATTTCATTCCACGTTGCTGGAACAGACGAATCAAATCTTCCTTCGAGAAGCTCTCGGGATACTTCTCGCCCGTGATCTTCTCAGCCATCTTCCAAGCAGGAATAAGGTGCTTGTCTCGTTCAAGACGCGGGTAAACCAAACCTTCCGAAGACGGCTTCCAGCACATAAGCTGTGCAGCAGCTTTCTCAACCGAAGAAGCCCGGAACTGGTTGATGACGTGCGGAATCGGCTTGAGTAGCGGTGACTTAGACTTCTGCCTGGTTGCCAAGTTGCCTTTGCAAGCAGGAAACAATCGACAAGTCTTGCATCCAGCATATGCTTCGAGTTTCTTAAGCTTGTTTCGCTGCTCAGTAGTCAATTTCTGGAATTCTTCTTCCGTTGCCATGTACTTGGGGTTGCCTTCCTCCACGTACAAATGAATTTTCGGAAGCTCGGGCTTATGTCTACTTGGAGGACACGCCCGTGTTACATCGATGATGTTCCAATGCCGAACAACCAATCCCGTCTCAGTTGCTTTGTCGATTTCTTCTTGAACAAGTCCGAAAGAGAACTTCCGAGAAGAAGTCATGAAGGTGATTGGCAACTCTCCATTCCTACCAGGGGCTGGAATGTACTTTGCTTCGTCGTATGGACCTCGGGGGCACAGATCCAACTCATCCAAGCAGTTCTTGCTCAACAAACCATTGGAGAAGAAGTTGTGGTTGTCTGCAACTGTAAAATCGTACACCCATTCTTCTCCAGCATCGGCAATTTCGGTTACTTCAGATTCTTTGAGCGCACCAGCTTGCAAGCGATTGCAGATCGCGCTGCCGCAAATCTTGGCAGCACTTCCTNGCTCATAGAACCAAAACTCTTCTCCACAGAANNGGCAGTTGGCTTTGTTCNGCTCAAGATCAAATTTGTAAGCCATCGAAGGATGGATGTATGGTTTGCAGATCTCAACCAAACGACGTTTGGCATCAATACCACCTACAATGCACCTATATCGCTTGCCATCGCGGTAGTACTCAAGAGGCTTGACATTAAGCCCAAATTTGGCATTCAAAAACTTGATAATCCGATCTTGCTGTTCGTCTGAAAAGCATTCGGTAGAAAGTCGAAAGCTGTTTCCAGCACAACCATCATCCATATACCAGACAGCCAATCCAAGCGCCTCAAGCCTTTCAAGCCCTTCCAAATCGGTTCTAAGACGCACATATGGCAGAAGAGCAGGAGTGCATCCAGTTCTGTAGCCGACCAGCTGCTCACCTGTAAACCCGCTTCTAGGACTGGCAAGATCGACAGTACGAAGCTTGTTATTGATAATGCGCCGCTTCCAAGCCAGGTACTCCGCCTGTTCGAGCGAATGTTGCTCCATCATGTAAGGAGAATTGCCTGGACGATGATAAATACTGGCATCTCCCAGTATAGAGCCGATGACAACCTGCTCCCACTCATCTACATCATGCGAGAAATGTTGATTAGATGCATCATCACCGCATTCAACAGCAGGCTTTACACTACCCTCTGTCTTGGAACGACCAATGGAAAGAATGCGATCCCCTACTGCGATTTTCTCTGCTTGGACAAATCCCTTGCCAATTACGTACAGAGGGTGGTCCGGCGTACAAGTCAGAGAATGCTCGCCAGCCTGAACACGTAGAACGCGCTTCTTTTGCCTATGAGCACGAATGATCGGCTTGAATTCGTACTCACCAGTCTGCAAATTCAGCGTAAGAACGCGGATGTCTTCTTGGACCGTAGATAGATCTAGGTCGTGCGTTTCAACGAGCGAAGGATTGCCGCCAGCACCAACTCCAGCCAGGCGGTTGAAGATACCACGCGCAGTTCGTTGCACTCTTTTGCGGCGGACACTACCATCCCCATTTTGAATGAGGATCTTGGTGTCACCTGCAACACACATAAACGGTACGTGCTCGCTGTTTGCACCTGAAAGGGTAGCTACTACGATTGTAATGTAGTCACTGTAATGCGTATACTTGCTTTGCTCGTCAGGGGGAAGAGCTGCAACTTCTGCATCAGTTAGCACAATTCCAGTGTTGTGATCTATGTGATAAGAAATCTCAATCAGTCGAGCGTTCTTGGAAACGAGAAAATCACGAAGATATTTACGTTGGAAATACTTCTTGACGTAAGACTGAGCTTTGGCTGCCTGCGGAAGAATAGCAGCCATATGTGCGACGGACCGGCGAAGGTGGAAGAGACACAGGACCTCGATAATCGAGGCAAGGATTGTCTTATAGCTGTCACGAGCTGCGTACCCTAGAACGCGCTGGAAATTTTCGTCATTGCCTTCCCTGGCTTTGGAGTACATCTCCCAAAGAAGTGCCATAGGGTTGGAGTTGCTTTCCGGGTCTACCGTGCAATTGGGAAGATCCAATCCAAGGTAAAAATGTACCCAGTTATGAAGCTCCTCTTCTGTTTCGCAAGGAACGAACATTGCATCGCGTAGCAATTCGTCTTCCGTTCTCATGAACCTGTTTTCCATTATTATTTCGCTCCGCTTTCCTCCTTCCTCTTTTCAAGCTGTTTGCGAATCAGAAATCCTGCTTGTGCAGAAGTCATGCCCTGCGACGGAAGCACTTTGACATCTATGACATCGGAAGAAGGTCGAACAGGCGACTGAGTTTTCGGTGCAGTTGCGGGCGGAAGAGCAGGTTCTTTCTGTCGATCCTGCCCAGTCAACCGCATAAGCAACTCAGCAGCATCTTTATATTGTTTGAGTGTGTCAATTCGAATGGCGCCTGCGAGTTCTTTTTCATCTCCAGTTTGAAGATATCTCTTGATTTTCTCGCCATGCAACTTATGAGCAGCAGACAAAACATCTGCGGTAAACGAGATCGCCTCCATCTGTTTCTTGAACACGCGATCTCGAATACTGCCATACATTTGCGCGATATACTCTTGAAGGCGATCATCCCATTTGTCTCGAAGGCGAGCGTGAATGATGGCACCCAATTCATATTGCGGGTTGAGCTTGTGAATTTGTTCNCAAGTCATTCCTTCACAAAACAGTTCGAAGAATTGCATTGCTCGTGAAACAGCAAGAGGAGGCAGACCAGCCTCCATCCATTTCTCCAGAACCTCACGCTCTCTTTTGGTAAGAACGGAAAGATCTAGGTTATTCATCGTGTTTCTCTTTGGACAATCCATGCAAGGACATGGAAAAGCGCTCGATAACGAGCGCCTGGATTATCATATGCTTTGATCAATCGGAAGGCTAGCACTCCGACAAAGGCTGAGCCGACACGTAAATTGCGCAATAAGTAGAAGAAGGATTAGAACCGTCTACGATAGGCTTATCAGGAGACGACTCTGACCATTTATCGAAAATTTTCTTAGCANCCTTACGAGGTTTGATATGACGGCAGTAGGTCGTGGTTCCTTTCAAACGACCACTAAGATGATATTTCACGCACTCTACAACCCAGCGATCATCCTCCTCCATCTCAGCTAGTTGCTGTTGGATTTCCTTCTTCGCCGCTTGCCGTTCGCGGCTCTTCGAGAAATAGAAAGGTCCACATANGAGGCAGGTGCAAACTCCCTTGATTCCTCGTTTTCCGTAGGGTCGCATGTGTCGCTCCTTTCACCAGCACATTCAATGCGAACGACATACTGATCTCCAAGCAGTCGCTTCACCCATTCCCCCAGAACTTTATATCGCTTAGCTTGAAGCTCGTCTTTCTGCTCGTCCTTCTGTTCTTTAACTAGGTAAACCACCTCCTTCCTTTCTGGATCGAACCCTAAATCAAATGAAATGACATGAGGTGCTGCAATTTGAAACCAAGCAAACAAGTTCTTCACTTGCACTTCATGCAATGCACCTGTAAGCTCGGTAATAAGTCGAAGATTCAAGATGGTCTTCTGAACATCACTCAATTCCGGAGTCTTCAATTTTTGCGTATCCATAATTTCGCCTAGCTCCTCCGGTATTAGCTCTTCATCCAGGATATCCGTTCAGAAGCCATCTGCAAAAGGACTTCAGAGCTTGTGCCATTTTTGGCAACATATTTTTGAGTGTACCGCTTGAAAGCAACGGGAATCCCATCCGACTCTCGAACCCGAATCTTCTGCGACTCAGGGAACGTACGAACTCGCACCCCAGCAGCCTCTAGCTCACGCTTGCGCCGCTCAACATAGTCGGCAGGTCCTCGAACATCGATCGTCACCAATGCCTCGCCAGAAGGCAACTCGGCAGGCTTATCAGGGGTGTCTTCGAAGAAGTAAATTGGCCTACAAACTTCTGCGGTTGAAAATGACTGGCGACTTACCAGTTTACCCTCAGAGTTGAACTCCACCACCCAGATAGCTCGCTCTTGATTGGCGTCAGAAAGTGTTCTCCATCGAGGCGCTCCAACGTACCACACCTTGCCGAACTCTTGCTGCGCATGGATATGACCGCTGATAACAAGGGGCTGTGGGAGCTTGTTGGCGTCTACTCCGTTCTTCGAATAAAAGCCGTTCTCGAATCGAGATCCATCGAACTCCTGATGACAGAAAACCACCGCTGCATCAGAATGCTCGTTACAAACAGCAACGAATTCTTCATTGCTGGCATAATACGGCAGATAAAGGAAATGCCCTTCTCGAACGGGACGATCGACAACATCAACAATGTGATCAACGGGCATCATGGAGTGGGACACAGCGTTATCCTGCCCAGGCTTGTCGTGGTTGCCTACCAAAGCAATGACTCGATACCCAGCATCCTTAAGCGCCTTGAATGACTCCATCCAAAAGCGCATCACTTCAAGGTGCAGAATAGCGTGCGTATGCGTTTGGTCGCCCATGAAGAGGATCGTCTTGCATGACTGAGTTTTGGCAACCTGCGCAATGTAGTCCATGAGCTTGCGGCATTCGTCGAGCGAATCCGCTGTGGCGTGATAGTCACCTACGATTAGCATCCTCTCCATTTAGCCCGCTCTCCTTATGTCTGTAGTTACTCTGACGGCTCCTGAAC